GGGCTGATGTGGCCCTATACAACAACGGCTACCGCCTCGGCAGCACGCCCTTCCGGTCCGGCCTCGGCGCGCTGACCACGATCTACAACGGCGGCGGCTCGCTGTTCAGGAACGCCGCGCCGACCGGGCGCATGCGCGCCTCGGCAATGACCTTCGGCGAGCTCGCCGCCCGTCCGCAGGGTGCGCTGCATCCGGGCAGCTGGATGCTGCCGCAGAAGGCCGGCGCGCTTTCCTCGCATAACGAAGCCCAGGGCGCTTCCACCGCCGCGCTCAACCTTGCCGCTGGCCGCAACATCGCCGGCCAGGCCGACGGCGCCACGCCGACCGCGCAGGCCACCCTGCAGCTTGTCGTCAGCATGACAGGCACGGCCGACGGTATCGCCACCGTCACCGGCAACGTGCTCGCCGCGCTCGGCATGTCCGGCAGCGCCGCCGGCAGCAGCACCGCGGACGCGGCCAAGAACGCCATCGCCTGGTGCTACGGCGAGGGCGCCGGCAGCAGCGCCGCCACGCTCACGCGCTACGCCACCGGCAGGCTCTACGGCAGCATCACCCCCTACACCGAGCTGTCGCCGGAAAACCTCGCCGCGGCCGTCATCGCCGCCGCGCAGGAAACCCCCATCCACGCCGACGTGCAGAAGGTCAACAACTACGAAGTCATCGGCGACGGGCAGAGCGGCAGCCGCTGGGGGCCTGCGTAAATGGCCTCGAACTGGGGGGATTCCTGGGGCCAGTCCTGGGGCGACTCCTGGGGCGAACTTGTCGCCGGGTCGATTGCCGGCCACGCCGCCGGTGCCGCGACGTGCAGCGCGACCCTTACCCCTGTCTCCGCCGAGGTCATTTCCATCACCGGAGGCGTCCCGCGCCGCCGGCCGCGCACCATCAACAAACCCATCAACTTCCAGCCCGCGCTGAAAAAACGCCGCGAAGAAGAAGAGGCCCTCCTTATGGTCGGCCTCCTGTAATCCTGCGCCACTTTTTGCCTTAACCGCGCCACCCGAAAACCGCATTCTTTGCGCATTCCCATAGCGGAAATGCGCCATGCAACAACGCTTCGACCGCACCTGTGACGCCACCGCCCGCCGCGCCGCGGAGGGCGAAGACGACATCGTCGAGATGTCCATCTCGTCCGAAGCGCCCTACGAGCGTTTCTTCGGCATCGAAATCCTGCGCCACAACGTCGATTCCATCGACCTCTCGCGCCTGGCCGACGGGCGGCACCCGTTGCTGCTCGGCCATGACCACGAACGCCAGATCGGCGTCGTCAAGCGCGCCTGGGTGGATGGCGACGAGAAGAAACTGCGCGGCGCGGTGAAATTCTCCCGCGGCCCGCTCGGCCAGGAGATCCGCCAGGACGTCGAGGACGGCATCCGCAGCCTGATCTCGGTCGGCTACTTCATCGAGGACATCGAGGAAGTCGAGAAGGCCGCCGACGGCACCGAGACCGTCGTGCGCCGCCTCTCAGGCGACGAATTCATCCGCGAAATGGAAAAGGAACATGGAGCCGATTTCTATCGCGCCGGCCCGGCGGCCGCGCGTGCGAAGGGCTCCACGCCGCCGACGTTCGTCGTGACGCGGTGGCAACCGTTCGAAGCATCGGTGGTGCCGGTGCCGGCGGACGTGACGGTGGGGATCGGACGCTCGGCTGGCGCCGGCAACGAACACCCGAAGCAGGCAAGCCAACCCCTCATCACTTTGGAGAAACCGAAAATGGAACAGAAGACCCCCGCCGAGCTCGAGATCGAGCGCCGCGACGGCATCGTCGCACTGGGCGAGCAGTTCGCCGCCCGCGGCTACATCACCGAGAAGGACATCCGCGACGCGCTCGCCAACGGCCGCTCTGTCGACCAGTTCAAGGACTTCATTATGCAGAAGATGGAGTCGCGCCACACCGACACCAGCCAGATGCACATCGGCATGAGCCGTGCCGAAGCCAAGCGCTACAGCTTCGGCCGCGCCCTGGTCGCCAGCGTCACCGGCGACTGGTCGAAAGCCGGCCTGGAGATGGAGTGCTCGCGCGCCGTCGAGAAGATCATGGGCCGCGCGCCCGAGGGCTTCTTCGTGCCCTTCGACATCTTCCGCCGCGACTTCAACGTCGGCACCTCTTCCGAGGCCGGCAACCTGGTCGGCACCGAGCTGCGCCCGGACCTCTACACCGACGCGCTGCGCAATGCGATGGTGATGGGCCGCCTCGGCGTGCGCTTCCTCACCGGACTGTCGTCGAACCTCGACCTGCCGCGCAAGACCACCGCCGGCACGCTGGGCATGTTGACGGAAATCGGCTCCGCCTCCGAGACCGCGCCCGTCACCGCGAAGGCCACCCTGAGCCCGAAGCGCATCGGCGCCTACACCGAAGTGTCGAAGCAGGCGCTGATCCAGTCGGCCATGAGCCTGGAAGACCTGATCCGCGACGACCTCGTCACGGGCGCCGCGGTGCTGCTGGAATACCAGTGCATCAACGGCGCCGGCACCGGCGCGGAGATCAAGGGCCTGCGCAACGTCACCGGCATCGGCACCGTGGTCGGCGGCACCAACGGCCTCGCGCCGGCCTGGTCGCACATTGTCGACCTCGAGTCGGCCTGCGCCAACGCCAACGCCGAACCGGACCGCGTCGCCGGCTACCTCATCAACACCAAGCTGCGCGGCAAGCTCAAGCAGACCCAGTTCGCCACCAACCTGCCCTTCATCTGGCAGAACGGCGACATGCCGTTGAACGGCTACCGCGCCGCGGTGACGAACAACGTCCCGTCGAATCTGACCAAGGGCACCAGCACCACGGTCTGCTCGGCCGCGCTGTTCAGCTCCGACTGGACGATGACCACCATCGGCCTGTTCGGCGCACCGGATGTCACCGTCGATCCGTACAGCAAGGCCGACACCGGCCAGGTCAAGATCACGCTCAACCAGTTCGCCGACATGCAGCACCGTCTGCCGGCGGCGGTCAGCAAGATCGACGACCTGCTGGCGGGCTGATCGCCTGACCACCGCCAGAGGAGGACTGGTGGCCATTCGCAAAACCAGGACCCCGACACCGGCCAGGCCGGTGCCGGGGCCTGTCTTTCCGTGGTGGGGCTGGGCATGACCTGGAACCTCCACACCTCCTGCGGCTTCGAAGCCGACAAGATCAAATACGAGGTGCTGCCGTACATGACGCGCGGCGGCCTGGACATCGGCTGCGGCCCGAAAAAAGTTTGGCCGCACCTCATCGGCATCGACTCCGGCAAGGACACCGAACTCTTCGGCGTCGCCATGAAGCCGGACATCGTCGTCGGCACCGCAGAGCGCCTCGCGCTCTTCGCCGACTGCTCGGCCGATTCGGTGTTCAGCTCCCACACCCTCGAACACATCGACGACTGGCGCGCCGCGCTCGCCGAATGGTGGCGCCTGGTCAAGGTCGGCGGCCACCTGATCCTCTACCTGCCGCACCGCGACCTGTATCCGAGGATAGGACAGCCCGGCGCCAACCCGGACCACAAGCACGACTTCCACCCCGCCGACATCGAAGGCGCGATGGCCGGCATCGGCGCCGATTGGTCGCTGCTGGTCTCCGAGACGCGCGACCAGGGCAACGAATACAGCTTCCTGCAGGTGTTCCGCAAGGAAGCCGCCGGCCATGGCCACAGCCTCGACTTCGCCGCCGCCAGGCCGGAAAAAACCGCCGGCATCGTGCGCATCGGCGCCAAGGGCGACGCCCTGTGGGCCAGCTCGCCCGCCGCGCTGTTCAAGGAACAGGGCTACCACGTCACCGTCTTCGCCGCCACCACCGGAGAAGAAGTGCTGCGCCACGACCCCAACATCGACCGCATCGTCTGCCTGCCCAATGGCGTGCTCGACGACGACGAACTGCTCGCCTTCTGGGCGCACCAGGCGGTCAAGTTCGACCGCTGGGTGAACCTCATCGGCTCGGTCGAGCAGCGCCTGCTGTACCACCCCTCCAGCAACGAATTCTTCCTGCCGCAGAAACTGCGCCACCGCTTCGGCAACGCCAACTATCTGGAGATGATCCACGACTATGCGGACCTGCCGCACGTTTTCCGGCAGAAGTTCTACCCCTCCGAGGCCGAGGCCAAATGGGCGCGCGAGGCGCGCGAAAAGCTCCTCCCGCCCGGGCCGCTGGTCGTGCTCAACGCCTGCGGCTCCGGCCCGGCCAAGACCTGGCCGCACGCCCAGGCCTTCCTCGAGCGCATGGCCGCAGAGAAGATCGTCACCGTCGTCCTGGGCGACGTCAAGGGCCTCGACCTGGCCGAGGTCAGCGAATACACCGCCATCGTCGGCAACGAGTGGCCGGTGCGCGCCGCGCTCGCCTTCGCCCAGATCGCCGACGCCGTCGTTGCCACGGAATCCATGATCGCCAACAGCGTCGCCATGGAACCGATGCTCAAGGTCGTGCTGCTCTCCCACTCCAGCAACGAGAACTTCACCAAGCACTGGAAGAACACCGCCGCGCTCGAAGCGACGGCCATCAGCTGCCATCCCTGCCACCGCATCCACGCGACGCTCGATTTCTGCGCCAAGGACACCGCCACCGGCTGCAGCGCCTGCATGGCCAGCTACACCGCCGCCACCGTCGCCGACTTCGTCATCGAGCGGCTGGCAAACCGGGAGGCCGCATGATCGCCATGCTCGAGGACGACCTCGACACCTTCCTCGATACCGCCGACTTCGCCGAAATCGCGCTCTCCGGCGCGACGCCGATCAACGGCATCTTCGACAACGGCTACGCCAGCGCCATGGGCATGGCCGGCAGCGGCCCGACCTTCACTTGCAAGAGCAGCGACGCCACCAGTCTCAACCCCGGCACCTCCACCTTGACCATCAGGTCCTCCTCCTACCTGGTGGTGGGGGTGGAGGCTGACGGCACCGGCATGACGCTGCTGCGCCTGGAGGCCGCATGACCCACGCGCGCCGCCAGATCCGCGAAGCCGCCGCCACGGCGTTCACCGGGCTTGCGACCACCGGCAGCCGTGTCTTCCAGTCACGAATGAAGCCGACCGACAACCTGCCCTGCCTGCTCATCACCACCGAAGATGAGGAGATCGAGCATTCGCCGCAGTCGCGCCAGGCGCGCGTCCTCACCCTTACCGTGCGCGGCCTGGCCAAGAGCGGCGCCACGGTGGACGACACCCTCGACGCCATCGCCGAGGAAGTCGAGACCGCCGCGCAGGCCGCCGGCACGCTCGGCGGTAAGGCGCCGGGCGGCCTCGTCCTCAAGAGCATCTCAACCGAATTTGACGAAACGCTGGAAAAGCCGGCCGGCGTGATCGTGCTCGAGTACCAAGCCGGCTATTTCACCGTCGCCGGCGCTCCCGGCACTTTTGTTTAGGAGAAAGAGATGACAGTACAAGTCTGGAGCAACGTCGCCGTCGCGGTCGAGTCGGCGAAGTCCGCCTCGCAAACCATCAGCGGCATCACCAAGGCCAATCCGGCCGTCGCCACCTACGTCGGCACCGACCCGTCGAACGGCGACTACATCCTCGTCACCGCGCTTGGCATGACGCAAGTCGACGGGCGCATCTTCCGCGTCGCCAACGTCAACGCCGGCGGCAACACGCTGGAGCTGGAAGGTTGCGACTCCTCCGCCTTCGACACCTTCACCAGCGGCAGCCTGGAGATCATCACCTTTGGCACCTCGCTGACGGTGGCCACCAACGTCAGCGCCTCCGGCGGCGACTTCCAGATGATCGACGTGACCACCATCCACGACGACATCCAGAAGCAGATCCCCGGCAACGCCTCGCCGGTGAGCTTCTCCATGGACTGCCAGTGGCAGCCCGACGACGCCGGCCTGGTCGCGCTGAAAGCCGCCTCCGACAACAAGGAACAGCTCGGCGTGCGCATCACCTTCGCCAACGGCTACAAGTACCTGGTGACGGGCTACATCGGCTGCACGCTGTCGCCCGGCGGCTCGGCGCAGCAGGTGGTCACCACCCCCGTCGTGATCACCGCGTATGGCCGTCCGACGACCTACGCGACCTGATCCGGTCAAGCAGCCGGCGCCCGGCGCCACCCTTTCCGCCGGGTCGGCCGCGTCTCCACTCCAGCGCGGCGCGCCGGCTGCTTCCTCTTCCTGGGGTGGTGGAAATGGAGTGTCTACTATGTTCAAGCTGCAACCCAACCCGACCTTCAAGGCGAAGGTCCCGATCACCATCCCCGGCCAGGACAAGCCAGCCCTGGTCGAGATGGAGTTCCGGCACATGAGCCGGGAAGCCGTCAAGGCGTTTTTCGAGGGCATCGCCGGCAAGTCCGACGCCGACGCCCTGTCAGAGATCGTCGTCGGCTGGTCCGGCGTCGACCAGGCCTACTCGGCGGAAGCGCTGGCCGTCATGCTCGACAACTATCTGTCCGCGGCCGCCGCCATTTACGAGACGTTTCGCCGTGAGCTCTTCGAGGCCCGCGCAAAAAACTGAGCGCGCTCGCGCGGGCGCTCGTCACTGGAGCGCCCGACGCGGGCGATGCCGCCTTCTGGGATGCGCTCGGCATCCCGCCGGAGATGCGCGCCGGCATCGCGGAATCCGCGGTGACGGAGATCTGGCCAGAGAACCTCGCCGCGTTCGAGGCCTTCGGCGGCCTGCTCACGCAATGGCGCACCGGCATGTCCGGCCCGACCGGCCTGGACTACGCCGCGCTGCCGGTGGTGATGGACCTGCAGGACGTGCCGCCGTCCGCGCGCCGGCAGATGTTCGAGGACATCCGCCTCATGGAGGCCGCGGCGCTGGAAGCGATGCGGAAAAAGAAGTGAGCCATGGCTGACAACAAGACCAAGATCGTCATCAGCGCCGAGGACCGCGCCAGCGGCGCGATCAAGGGCATCACCACGCAACTGCAGGGCCTGGCCGCGCCCGTGGCCGGATTGTCCGCCGCCTTTGCCGGCCTGGCCGGCGCCGTCGGCGGCCTGAGCCTCGCCGCCTTCGTCAAGGACGCCGTCGCCGTCGGATCAAAGCTCAACGATCTGTCCATCGCCACCGGCGCCACCGTCGAGCAGCTATCCGCGATGACCGACATCGCCGAACTCGCCGATGTCGGCCTCGACCAGGTCGCCATCGGCCTGCAGAAGCTCTCGAAGAACATGGTCGACGCGGCCAGCGGCGGCAAGCAGTCCGCCGCCGTCTTCAAGGCGCTCGGCGTCAGCATCAGGGACGGCGCGGGCAACATCCGCGACAGCGGCGAAATGATGCAATCGGTGGCCAAGGCCATCGCCGGGCTGTCCAGCGGCACCGAGCGCGCCGCCGCCGCCCAGCTCGCCTTCGGCAAGAGCGGCGCGCAACTGCTGCCGATGATGAAGGACCTGGCCGAGGCCGGCGAGCTGCAGTCGCGCTGGACCACCGAGCAGGCCGACCTGGCCGACCGCGTCGGCGACAACTTCACCCGGCTGGGCCAGACATACAGGCACCTGGGCGAAGAGATCGGCAAGACCGCCCTGCCGGCCCTGCGCGACTTCTCGGAAGTCATGGTCGAGGCCGCCAGCGCGCCCGGCTCGCTTGCCGCCGGCATCAGGCAGATGGCGCAGGACGGCACCCTCAAGGAATGGGCCGAAGGCGGCGCGCTGGCCGTCGCCGCGCTGGTGGACGTGCTGCGCGCCGCCGCCGGCGGCGTCGAAGCGGTCGGCAAGGGCATCGCCGCCGCCGCCGCGCTGCTCGGCGCCCGCAGCCCGGAGCAGGCCAAGGCCATCATCGCGGCCTTCGGGAAGGACTTCGACCGCATCTGGAACCAGGAGCAGCTAGTCGACAAGCTCAAGGCGCGCTTCGCGCAGTTGCCCGCGGAGATGGCAAAGGCGGCCGCCTCCTCCGGCGGCACCGGCTTCGCCGACCTGCTCGACAAGGAAAACAGGAAGATCGCCAAGAGCGTCGACGAATTCGCCCGGCTGATGGAGAGGCTCAACGCCAAGGACGCCGGCATCGACGCCTCCTTCTGGAAGGACCTGGCGACGCTGCACGACGCATACGACAAGGGCCGCATCGGCATCGAGGCCTACCGCGCCGCCGTCGAGAAGCTCGTCACGCAGCAGAAATTCCACCAGGACGCGCTCGCCGCCTCCGCCAAGGCGGAAAAGGAATGGGCCGATGCCGCCAACCGCGCCGCCGAAGCCGGCCGCCGCTCGCTCGAGTCGCTCCAGGAGAAGGCCCGCGCCGCCGAGGAGGAGCTTGCCACCTACGGCCTCACCCGCAGCGAGATCGAGGACACCATCATCGCGCGGCTCGAGGAACAGCGCGCCGTCGCCGCCGCCTCCGACAACGAATATGCGCTGGTCGAGGCGCTCGACGCCGAGATCGAAGCGCGCCGCCGCCTGCGTGACGCCTCGCGCGGTCTGGAGGTCAAGGAGGCCAGCCGCAAAGCCATCGACGACCAAACCAAAGCCTGGGAAAACTTCTCCCGCGACATCGAGCAGAGCCTCACCGACGCCCTGATGCGCGGCTTCGAGTCTGGCGAATCGTTCGGCGAGAACTTCGTCAAGACCTTGCAGAACACGCTCAAGACCGCCGCGCTGAAGTTCGCCGTGCAGATGGTGGTGCAGCCTGTGATGGGCAGCGTTGGTCAGGCGCTCGGCTACACGC